CTGGACTATTATTGCTGATGGCTTTAACCATGAAAACCAATATGGTTTACTTTGTGTACATGACGATACTCGTCAATTCTTTTTAGAAGATGAGATTGAAGCATATGAGCCAGATAGTGTGTCTTTGATTACACCAGCAAGTAGTCCGTTGGTAAAAGATAGACGTAGTGGTCGTACAGTTATTAACTATGGTTGTTATGAAAATACACACAAATTAGTACCGTTTCAATTAGGCCAAGTATTAAAAGACCGTTATGGCAATATCCTCACTGTCTTAACTCGTGGTGATGTGGTATATTATTATGCTGCGAATATAGACAGTAACGTATATCAAGTTGAAAATTCTGCTACTATTATTGGTACTATTGACACGACATGTTCTATTACTGGTGAACCATTACAAGAAGGTTATATCACCGTTCACACTAAAAATGGCGATATTCATATGAATGCTGCTAATAAACCAGAATTTGTTATGAAATCTCGTTATTCTGGTGAATGGTACACACCACAATTTTTCCACTTAGTATTAGGGAAGGATTATGAAAATTTATACATTGGGTTTGATGAACTAGATTACGTACAAGATGACCCAGAAATTGAAATTTGTACAGTAACAGGCATTCCGTTCTATATTGCTGATGAACGTGATATTGTTAAAAAGAACAAAATTCACCCTATCATTATAGACCAGTTCGTGGTCAAATGTCCAATTTCCAATAAAACAGGACTAAAACAGAATATGCTTGAAGGCTATATGCACGGCGTGGGTATTGTTTATTTTCACCCATCTGTTAAGGATAAGTTAATTGAACATAATGGTACGTTTGGTATTGCTGAAAATGACTTCTTCTTTGTAGAAGACTTAGGTGAATACTTCAGTAAGTGCAAACAAAACAATTTCTTCCGTGCTAATAATGGTAAATGGTATAGTAGTCGTGAAGTAGCTCCATTATGCGGTGTACATCCATATGGCTTTAAACCAACACCTCGTTTTCAAGGTGAAGGTAAAAAATATCTTGGTCTTGAAATGGAATTTCATAGATGTGGCGAGTCTAATTCTCGTGCAGATGCTATCATTAATAACTTAAATCAGATTATGTATGCAAAACATGACGGTTCGTTGCGTGATGGTATGGAATTTATTACACATCCATGTACACCAGAATTCCATTTACAACAAGTAGATTATGATGGGTTTATTAATCGTGTACTTGGTCATAATGGTCAAGCATCTACAGGTGCTGGATTACACATTCATGTTAATCGAGATTTCTTTGTAAATAACTTAGCTATTGCTAAATTAATTCGATTTGCAGAAAATAATTTTGATAGATTGATGAATTTTACAGGTCGTACATCTGATGACAGTGGCTGGTGTAATAAATACGGATACAACGTGCATGAATTAGCTGCTATTTATGATACTGCTAAACGCTCTGGAGAACGCCGTAAGGCAATTAACATATGCCCAAAACATACTGTTGAATTCCGTATTTTTAGAAGTACAGACAAACCACAAAACATTCGTGCATATATCCAATTTGTTGACATTGCAACAGATTTGGCGAATATGGCATCCGTAAAATATATTGGCTGGTCTAATATTGCTAGACTTGCTAAAACCCGTAAGTACAATGAATTAATTGAACTTATGAAAGAAAAAGGTTTAATTAAGGGAGGTAAATAAAATATGTGTGTAATTGCATACGCCGCTAAAGGTATTAAGATTTCCGAAAAGGAATTCCGTAACTGCTTTATTAATAATAAAGATGGTGCGGGTTTTATGATATATGATGACCAGAAAAAGAAAGTACATATTCAAAAAGGGTTTATGACTTTTGATGAATTTTGGAATGCTGTTAAGGATTTACCAACGGATAGAGACCGTGTATTTCACTTTCGTATTGCAACTTCTGGTAAAATTTCCCCTGAATGTTGCCATCCATTCGTATTGTCTAATAATTTAGACGAAATGCGTGAAACGGATACATACACGGATATGGGCTTTTCTCATAATGGTGTAATGGCAGATTTCACTCCAAAAGAAGGATTATCTTCTCCATATAGTGATACTATGTATTTTGGTGCACGAGTACTGTTCCCATTAAAAAGTAAACTATTTGATGAAAGTGCTCAATATCTTATTAAGAAAGCAATGGGTACTAACAAATACGCTATCCTTGGTAAAAAAGGTGCTGTAATTATTGGTTCTTGGGAAACATCTACAGAAACTGGTATACAATATTCTAACACTAGCTTTAAAGAACGTAAAAGTACCTACTTCTATGGTGGATGTGGCGGTAGTGGTTACAGTGCATACACATCTTATTATGAATACGAAGTATCTCCTGTAACTAAAACTAAACATTGGTATGACGATTTTTACGAAGCTGTATGGCGAGCAGGTTTTAATATTGTTAGCGAAAAGGTCGTTGATGGTAAATATTTTGTTACTGTTGATGGCTGGTTAAACTATCATATATTTTCTAAATATAATCTTAGATATGTTAATTTTGTATCTGGTTATAAAACCCCAAAGCAAGAAGAAAAGGTAAAAACAACATACGCAATGGTAAAGTGCGTGGCAAACGGAGGAAAGACTCCTCTAAATCAAGAAAAGCTAAATCAAATCATGCAGCACATTGAAGATGAGGGTGGAACTGTTTGGGACACTGTTGAAAATACCAAAGATAAATCTTGTGTATTATTTGTTACTAATTTTGATACTACTAGCGGGTCAGTAAACGACATTTTCTTCTCTACTATTGGTACCGTATCTGGTGTTTATGATGATGAAAATGGCACAGTAAGAGTCGAGGCCTAATGAAATTATTACCATATCAAGTACAGGGGGTACATAAGATGCTTAATCAATCATCCATTTTCCTCTGTGATGATATGGGATTAGGCAAAACAGCCCAAGTCTGTACAGTAATTAAAAAACGTAATAAATTCCCTACATTAGTTGTTTGCCCTGCTCCTTTAAAAGAACACTGGAAAAGAGAGTTAAAAAAATGGTCGAATATAGATGTTGAAATTGATTGTATGAGCTCCCCAATTATTATTACAAACTATGAACGTTTAGAATATTTCTCCCTGTATTTAAAGCGTTTAAATCTTCAACAGATAATATTTGATGAATGTCATTTATTGAAAACTCCCACATCCAAGCGTTACAAAATAGCAATGGAATTGGTTCAGAATGTACAATATAGAATTATGATTACTGGTACTCCTGTACTAAATAGACCAAAAGAATTGCTATGTCAATTAGAGGTGGCAGGGTTGACATATAAATTTGGTGGTAAAGATAGGTTTCTTCATACCTTTTGCGGTACTTATCAATCACCTTGGGGTACATCATATGAAGGTCATTCCAATTTATCAAAGCTCAATGAAGCAATGAAAAGGGTATGGATACGGCGTATCAAAAAAGATGTACAAAGTCAATTACCTCCTAAAATTATACACAAAGTTAAGTGTTGTACATTGTATCAACCTGAACCTGTATCTTTTCAGGAAGTTGAAAAATACGATAAAGAAGTATTGAAATATAAACTTCCTTATTGTATATCATATATTAGGCATATTATAGAAAGAGGTGAGTCCCTTGTGGTATTTGCACACCATCGAAAGATAATACATAAATTACTTCAGGAATTCCCAGAAGCAAAATGTATAATCGGTGGTCAAACTACTAAACAACGACAACAGAATATTGATAACTTTCAAAACTCTAATTTAAGTGCTAATTACAACTTAATAGTTTGCTCCTTGCAAGCTAGTGCAGTCGGCTTGACTCTGACCAATGCACATACGGCTATTTTTATTGAATATCCGTGGTCGCCGTCCATGATGAGACAAGCCGAAGACCGTATACATCGTATTGGTCAACTTAATCCTTGTAATATTGTATATCTATATGCTCAAGATAGCATTGATGAATACAGATTACGAACTCAAAATATCAAAAAAACAATTATTAATCATACTATGAAAGAGGTATAAAACTATGGCAACAACTGTAGCTCAAATGAACTTAACTATTGTAAATTACATTTCTGCACTTTCCGATAAAGAACAACTTCGTTTTGTGTCCAATTCTTTGAAACATACTCGTGTATTTAATGCAAACCCAGCTGGTGTGGCTCGTGCAATTTCTGAATTTGCATCCACTAACACTGGTACAGAAGCAGTAGACGCAATTAAAGTTCCTGCAATTACTTTAAATGAAGAAACTTCTAAAAAGTTTGTATTTGTATCTAAATCTGGTCGTGTTAAAGTTCGTGATTTACAACAAATTGTTTCTATGGCTATCACTGCTCGTACTAAGAAATACGTTGAACGTGGTGCTGAAACATCTTACTTGTTAATTCAAGAACTCAAACGCATTGATAAAGAAATGGGTACTGAGTTCTATGAACATTATAAAATGACTCATCCAACTCCAGTAGTTATGGTGCAAGAAACAACAGACGAACATTCTGCTAATACACCAGAAGCTCAACCTGAAGGTAATGTAGCCAATAATGAAGCTACTAATACTACTGAAGTTTCCCAATAATCCAGTGGGGGCTTCGGCCCCCTATAAAAAAGAGTGATGAGGTGAGCTTATGATACCAAAAACATTTAAAGTATATTGTTCGACACATGAGGTATATATTCCTTATTGTAATGAACATCGTGTATTTGAAAGACCCCAACCATGCACGAACCATCAAATATTAAGAGAATTTAAATATGATTATAAGGCTACATGTGTTAAAGCATATAAATATGAGGTAGTAAAATGAAACAAATAAAATATTTAATCGTGTGTCTGCAAGGTAGTCAATTTCTTAGATGCACTTATTGCAATATGAATGTAGAACATATCTCAAAACAGCTGAGAGATGACATATTAAGTGATTTTCGGTGTGATTATAGAGCAACATATCGTAAAGCATTTAGATATGAGGTGAAACATGATTAATATCATACATGCATGTTTTAAAATGTATTATGCTAAATATAATCCACATAAGCATATTTTAAACTATGATTATTATACAAATGTGGTATCTCACACATTTGATAGTGTTGATATGAAACAATATTATTCGCAACATTACAATCCATTATTTAGAACACCATTCAAAATAAATAGAATAGAGGATACTAGATATGATTAAAAATAATATAGATATATTGTGTCGTTGTTCTGACGATTACCCATATAAAACAGACATTAATGGTATATATCCATTTTCAATGAGTGGATGGGAGATTGGTGATGACGCAATTAAACAGTTATATTATGAAAATTATACAGTCTTATTAAGTACAATATATTCCGTAGAGAGGTTATAAATATTATGATATATAATAACAATGAGTTCACGTTACATGGTATTATACAAACCAAATATCGCTATCGTTCATATGAATTACATGAATTTTCAATCTATACTGATATTATTAGCTCACGTAATTTAAAATGAATATATGCACATTTTTATAAACCTACAATATCACGAATATTTAAAATAGAAAGGAGATAGATTGTGATTATACCAACAAAAATATCAGCAAAATTTATGTTATTTAATCCATATGCAAACAAGATATACCAGAAATTAAAACATGAAGCTACACAATGTTTATTTCATGATGCTGTATTTATATCATATCAATATGATTTAGAATATCAAATTTATGGCGTGGAGGTGGTAAAATGGTAGAAGAAAAAACATTTATTAGGTATCAATCAAACTGGCATATGTACCTAGATTATATTGATACAAAAGCATATTATAACACAAGATTATCTAAGGATATAAATATGATAGTAGAATGGCAGAATTTATATGCACCATATCGTACTAATTTATTTAAGTTTAAAATATATAAGAGGGACATATGATAAAAAGCAATACAAATATACTTATAGATGTATTATATTTTTCGGCTAATATGTCATATATTGAGTACAAACCAAGTGTGAATGTATTACCATATCAAAATATCATGGGTAGTAAATTATTTGAGGCAATATATGATATATATAATGATATAATATATAAGATAGAGGCAAAATAACAATGATACAACCAATAGTAATAAATTACCATACCACTGCTAGTAATAATTATCGTAATTACTGTGGTGAGTTACATTATTTAAAAATTTATACAGGTACAGCATCAAGCGGTTTAGGTTTATTTAAAGCGTTATATTCTTTTAATTATCCATTACACGCTTATTCAATTACTAAAGTAGAAGAGGATGGAATATGATAACACCATATGATAATATAAGAATTATAGCATCAGAAAAAAGGCCATATTTCTCATTTTACGCTCGGTCTTTAAAAATGTCTGCATATTTTCAAAAAGATTGCTATTTGCACGAGATAATAGATATGATATATGGCCAAAAAAGATTTTGTACTTTTGTACGTCCACATAAGATAGTAAAAAGACGGTAAAGGAGTTATTATGATAAAAATTGATAAGAAGGTGGTGGTAACACAGCCATTTTTCTTACACGAAATATGTAATTTAGTGTCAGAATATCCTCCAAATAAAATTCATACTGACGTGTATAAAACAAAAAGTGCGATACTAATACAATATTCAGCGATGTATCATGTATTTAAAGTGGAGGTTTTATGATAAATTACAAAGCACGTATGTATTTAAGCTATATTGCTTATCACTATTACCATAATAAACTATTCCCTATCGGAGAAGATATTACTCGTAGTTATAGAACAGGAAGAAGTTTAAAGACACTCATAATCAATAATTATCAAAAACCAGATAGGCAGAAAGCTAGAGGAGATATGTTTAAATATTACTATTAAGAACACATCATAAAATCAAAATAGCTGGACCTAAATACAAAGATAGATTATCAGTTTACTATAATGGTTGGGACTATACATACACTCTCACAGAATTATTTATAGCAAAATATGCTAGTGATAATATTTATAGAACGGCGGTGGTACATTGGTAAATAAAGACCAAGCAATAATACGATATACAATCACTCGTCCACGATGTAAATTCTTAGGCGATAGAATAAAACCAGCATCTATAAAACAGCGTGGATTATTGTTTCTAAGCTATTTATATGTGAATATGTACGATATAGCTTGCGCTTCTATTGCTACAGATAGAATAAGGAGGCATGAATGATTAATATATCACACAATGTGATTGCACATTATATTTATATTCCTTCAGATGCGTATTTACAAGATTGTCGTCAAGAGACGGAAACTGCTAATATTCAAAGATATTTTGAATTTTTGTATAATCCGTTCCATTATTTTTATAAAGTGAGATGGACGTGATAATATATGCTTGATAAAAGAGATTATTTTATACAGTGGTATATATTTACGCCACCAGCCAATAGTCCAAGACAAGCTAGTCTAAACTCAGGACGTATTAGTTTAGAGTACTTTTATGAATGTCAATATCGTACATCATATCAATTTTATAAAGTAATACATATTTAAAGAAAGGAGGTATATATGCAACGAAAATGTCATTGTTGTAATACTTTATTTCAAGTGAAACATAATGAAACATTATGTGAATGTTGCTCAAACCCAGAGACACGCAAAGCATTTATCCCTCCTAAGGATGAATTAACATGGAGGCAAAAATTTGACATTAAATGGGCTAAATACGATGAAGAACATGAACATAAAAAACTTAACGGTAAACGTAGCATGAGTGCTACACATTGTTGTGTATGTGGTGCTCGTTTACCACCAGTTGAAGAACGCAAATATGGGCGTTTCTGTAGTAATAAATGTAAAAGGAGTCAAAATGGAATGTAAAATTATACATCAATTTCAAGGGTATATTAATGGTGTCGAATTTACCAATAAACAATTGTATTATGGTGTAGAATATATACTATCAGAAATTGAAAGTAAATTTGATATACAAGTTCCGTACAGTTTAATAACCGATTTTAGAAATGCCTTAGCAAGTATGTATGATAATATTGAAGAATATACTGCTTGTGAAATTGAAGCTGATTTAGCAAGCGATATTTACCATGCTGATATACTTATGAATGTCAAATTTGACCGAGATGAGTGGTATCATGATAGATTTATAGAAATCAATAGAAAAATATCTGATTGGAATAATACATATGGTAAAGACCCGATAATTAAACCATAATTTTGTGGTTAATTATATATATTTTATGGAGGTAATATTATGGACAACAAATTACGAGAAAAATTACAAGAGATTAACCCTAATAATCTCACAGGTTCAGCAACATTTAGTATTGGTTCTAATGGTATCCAAAAAATTGTATCAGAAGATATGGATGTATATGAATTAACATTACTGCTAATTGAAATTCAAAAAGTAATTATTCAAAAATGTGCTGATAAAAATATAGATGCTGACGAACTACTCATTATTATGAGAGACTCTACAAAAATTGCCTTAGAGGATTTAGCATTAGAGAAAATGCGTAAAATGCTGGGTGATGATGTTATGTCTGTACTTTCTAAGCTACCTAAAAATAATTAAAAAAATAGCCCCTTAATTGGGGCTTTTTTTATGTCCATTTTTAATTTTCAATTTCTTTAATACGATTAAATCGTGCGAGCATATCTTGGGTAACACGAGACTCAATAGTAGTAAATCGTGTTTCGTTTACTGTTTTTTGTTCAGGAGCAAAACCAGCTCTATCTAAAAGGTCTTTAGTTGCTTGGAATTTAACTTGGTCTGAACGAGCATTGAGTGCTAAATGATACATTTGGTCTGCCATTTCTTCCGCACGTTTTATAAATTTATCTTGGACTATTTGTTTTTGTTTTTCTAAGGCAATTTCCATTGTCTCAGTATGTTCTAATAATTTAGTAGGATAATTAGGTGAATATCCTGCCTCTACTTTAGCTAGTGCTGTATTACCAGTCTCAGTTTTTACACGAGCATATATTTCTTGTTGAGCACTAGGCTTCGGTTTCTTCTTGTATTCCGAGGGCCTTGGCTTCTTCACACGCTCTTCGATATTCTTCCTCTGTTTTATATCCATGTTCATACCCCCATTTATAATAACGAATTCTACCTTTAGCTTTTTCAATCTTATCTTGCTCTACAAGCTTTTCTGGTATTTCATCATCTACATTTAAACCTAGCAAATATTCTGGCGGAAATGCAGATAGAATACCCATTTTATCTTTAGTAACAATAAGACTACGACATTTTCTACGTTTAGTAGCATCTAATTTTATCATTCCTTCTTTTTTCATCGCAATTACTAAACGCTTATATCGCTGCTCTGTGCTATCAAGGATATAATCAATACTATCGAGGGGAACGTAAGTTTTAAAGCCTACGTTGATGTAGGCTGTATTTAATAAACTCATAAAGAATAACCCCTTTCAATTAAAGATTGTAATTGATGGTCTAAATAAGGGATAACTTGACGTTGATGCTCAATGCCATTCATTTCAGCAATATAAAATCCACCAACAGTAGGACGAATGCCACTTGCTTTACAGTAATCAGGATATACTTGAAATGAACCTTGATGTAATTCCCAAATCTCTTTAGCCACTGGTTTTTTAACATATTTGTTATGTTCTATCACCAATTTAGGGACTGCATATGGTTCGTGAAAATGTTCATACCATGTTACATCAGCATTAAAATAATCATAATGATTTTTAGCTTTTTTATGTTTATGTAAGATGTGATGAACGTAACAGTTTTTGTTTACATTAAAGTATACAATACCAAATTCACCTTTATACAAGTTTCGGTCGCCCAATAAACTTGCAATCATCATTTCTACATTAATAAAGGCTTCATTATACGCACGTGCACCATGATTACCAGCTACAATACCAATTAACTGACCTGTTTCATACAGTGGCTTAATATCATCAACAAGATTATATACTTGTTTATCACCGCTACACCATTCTTCTAAAACATTACCTTTAGAATTTTTAGTGGTTGTATTAGTACTATCTCCACCTAAAACTACTTTACAATTAGGGCCTAAGCCAACTAACATATGAACAGCTTCTTGCAATTGTTTGCGATTATTCAATCCTTCATGCACGTCAGATAATACCGCCAACGCACCCTTTTCAGCATCTACACGAACCTGCATAATATGCTTTTCATAACTATCATTTAAGCTTTTTATTTTTCTTGCTAACACGCTTAATATACTCCTTAACATCATCATCAATCATTGGGTCATGTTCTACGTAAAGCACTATAAATTTGCGTAATTCAGACAATAAACGAGATACACTATTTTTAATAGCCTTGGTTTTCTTTTCAGAATACGCACCTTGTTTTACATAGTATTCACCAGCTAAGACCTTTTTGCAAAAAGCTTCCCATGCTTTTTTATCTATCATCATAGCATATGAATTAACCGCTTGCATAATCTTATTAACGGAAGCAGTACGTGAAAGTTTATCAAAATATTCACTAGGGTTAGCCATTTCTATTTTATCTTGATTTTTATTATGTTGACCTGTTTTATAAAACCATTTTTTATCTTTAGCATATGCAGTAGCATCTTCCCATTCTTCACGCTTCTTCATTAATTTACGGACAGTAATTATTCCTCGCTCAGGTGTTTCGGCTGTATTTACAATGTCAATATACCATTGGTCATAATCTTTAGCCATTTGTAGAACCAATACCACCTTTACGTTCTGTTGTAATTTCTTCACCAGATGTATAATAACGCAAGAATACACCTTGTGCTACACGTTCACCATCTTGAATAGTTACTTCTTTATCTGTATTATTATATAATGCCATCATAATATGACCTTCGTTATCACTATTATTATAGTAATCCGCATCAATAATACCAGTAGAATTTGATAACATTAAACCACGCTTAATACCAACAGACGAACGAATATAAATCATTAATACTTCATCTTGCCGCATAAACGCTTTAACACCAGTATCAAACACTTTAGTAGTATGAGGAGGGATAACCCCTCCATGTACCACTGAGATGTCATATCCTGCTGAACTGGCTGTTTTACGTGTTGGTATTACACCATCTTTAATATAAGATACACGTTCAAAACCTCGCAACATATAACCTCCTATTTATTAATGTTTACTTCTGTAACATAGTGTTTGTGACCATCTTTTTCATAAGAACGTGTTTGCAAGCGACCTTCTGCATTGACAGGTTCACCTTCAACAGCAGTTTCATATTGGTCAGCAAAACCATTCCACGCAACACAATTAACGTAAGAAGTAAATTGTTTTGTTTCCCCATTAACTTCTACTTCATCTGTACATTTTACGGTAAAGTTACATACTTTACCAGAACCTACTTCTTTCACAATAGGGGTGCGAGCCATAACACCTTCAAGAATTACTTTATTCATATTATTTCTCCTTAACTTACATATACTGTTGTATACTGTCTACCAAATTGAATAGCTTCATCATAACTATCCATAAAAATATCAATAACACCATACACACCATCAGCCATTCTGTCTTTTACAATATATGGACGACCATATATATAAATTACAGTTCCTAATGGATAGTCATTAGATGCTACCGCTCCTACATGAGGATATTCCCCATTAGCCATAATACCACCTGTATGAGTATAGGCTGTTAGTTCTACATTCACTGGATATGCAAATGTAATCATCGGCAATAATGCCAATATTGTTGTGAGAATAATTAATCTTACCTGTTTAATAAAATCATCCTTTCTAAAAATTCTCAGTAATAATACGCAATAATTCACGACAAGCGTCGGCTTTATGTTCGTAATATCTCATATTAATATCATCATGAATATCAGCATAATGGTCACGTTTATCTAAATAAATTTCACGCTGAGCACTGATAATATTAATAAATACTGACGGACTAAACTTCAGTGGTTTGGCTAGTGCTGTTGTGTACACTTTGTCTGTTGTATTGTTCATAGTTATACGCCTTTCTATTAATTTTATATTCCTCTATTCTGTTGCGTAAAGCGTTCATACGTTGCATTGCTTTAGCAACACTTATTTCTGATTTTAGTGTACCATGTCCATCAGTAAATGTCAAGTCTACCACTGATTTTGGTATAACTATATCTGCTACTAAGTTAGTATCTTCACCATTATTCGAATAAAAAAATATTCTATCATCGCCACGTACAATATAACAATTATTACTACCATCCAGAATACACTCATCATCTAGGTTGTCCAAATGATGATATGTTTCATCATACCCTTGTAATTCATCGCTAGTTGTATTTTCTAAAAACTCAGCTTTAACGAATAATGCATTAATATCACCTATAGGCTTTTTATCACGATAATATTGATTGATTTTATAAATAGTGTCAAAATAATCTGAAAGGTACGAACTCAAATAAATCACCTCTAATCTTTTTAGTTGGGTTATTAATGTCATATGATATATATTGATTACCATTATTGATTTCTAATGTGCCCCATTCAACTGACATTAATTCCACTTTAAAAATCATACCACGTAATTCATCTAAACTATAATCACCGATGTTACGTATTGCAGTTGGGGATAAAAAATGAATAACGCCTTGCTGGTCTACATAAATCGTTCCATATATCCACTGCCCATCTTTTTTAGCTCTAAATGGTGATTTCATTTATACACCTAACCCTTCAACTTCAATGCGTATTTCTAAAATAGTTAAATATTCGCCCATAGCTGCTAATTGTTTTTCAAGCAATGCTATAGGACAGTTCGGCGTAAAATCTAACTTACCAGCATTATATTTAATTATCATTTTACGTAATTTATTATAACGGTCTAGTAGGCTATTATATTCACTTTCAAATCGTTTTTCATAACCACTATCTTTTGCTTTTTGTGTTGGTAATTTGATATTTTCCATATTATTTCACCTTATTAATACCTTCTACAATTATATTGATATAATCTTGTAAATTAGATTTAATTACTTCATTAGCACCATGTAAATTATCAGGTGTAATATAATTTGCCACAACCATAGCAATCATTGTTTCTCGACTAGGAATAAAAGCTTGCAAAATAAAAGCAACAAGACCAACTGGTAATAAATACTTGATAATAGTAAAGCACTTATTTCTAAATACTGCATTACTTTTATGCTGTTCTAGTGTTTCCCAACGGTCATCAGTACACATTAACCTACACAATATAGCACATACAGATATAAAAACACACACACCTGAAAGGATGCACAACATCTTTCCGATATTTGGGGCTAAGTTAATTAAATATATCATCCAAGGGCTTATAATCGGTTCCATATTAACTATCCAATTCCTTTATAAATTCTACTCCAGCACTTACTAATGCGACAATAAGTGTACATGCCATAGTACCAATAAATAAACACAACACAGTATTTTCTTCAACACCTAAATTGAGCAACCATAATACGGCACTTGCCATAAATGCTAACCATAACACCTTAGTAATAACTAAAAATATAAATGATATTAATGCTACGATTATAGAGGCTATTGCTATAAATGTATTCATTGTAGCTCCTTTCTTACGGGCGTTTTAGGCTGTTTTTTATGAGATGTAAAATCACATGATACCTCTTTACACCCTTCACACATACCAAGCATTTCTAAATTTACAATTTCTGGATACGCATCATTTAGCTTTTTATATATTTCACGTGCGATAGCTTGATGCTCACGAGAAGCACGCTTACATAATCGCTTTGGTAAATATTCCATCCAAGCTCTTAAATTACCACTAACAGTCATAGTAACATTCGTTGCTAATGGTAATACGTATCCTGCAATTTGATATGGCACTTTATCTTCAATTAATTTTTGATATTCCTTAATTTGATTTTCTATAACTTTATTTACACGCTCAGCTATTAATGTGCGATTTAAAATACCAGACCAATCATGTTCATGTGAGTCAAAATAACCGCTATTACTAAAATTTGTACCACGTGTCGATTTCACTGTAAACGACAAATGTCGATGACGAGTAATTTGTGCTAAACATTTCTGAGACATTTCAATATCAAATGTTACAAACACATGTTCTAATAAAGACCAATGACCAGCTTTAGCCGCTCGTACCAATGAGTCAGTAGTCGTAGTCATGCCATAACATTTTCCCATTGCTACTGTAGAAATGTACAGTGGAGTATAATTTACTAATTTAACCTTCATTATTTACCTCGTATTTTATCCATTTCCCGTTTAAATTAAATTCTAATGTATTCCAATTAATGTCTACCACATCAACATCCCAGTCAGGATAATACTCATCATCTGCATATCCATCGTCATCGAATACTACTTCCCATCGCTCAAAATAACGTATATCAGTTATAAATAGATGTGTATAGTCTTCATATTCTCTACTATCGTATGTGTCATATGGTGTACCATATACAACATCACCGTATACTAATTTGCCTGTTGTGTCTTTTGCTCTAAATAAATGTTTCATAGACACCTCCTATGTTTCTAGTGTAGCACAAAGAGGGGCTGGCTGTCAACCCCTCGCTGAGCAAGACTACCGCACTGGACAATGACCGTCCTCACATTCGCCACTTTCATCAATTTCAAAATCTTTGCCCACAGTTTGTAGTTCAAATTCATATTTATTAACTAATTCTGGGTCAAGCGGAGCCATTTTAGATTTTAATTCTAAGTATTGCTCTTTTGTGCATTCTTCATACGGCATTAAAGGATAATAATCTTGATTTAAAGATAAGAAGGAAATACCAACAACATAATCCCAATTGTTATCCAACCAATCTACTACATCGCCCCATTCATCATCTTTTACTGTTACAGTAATAGAAGTATTATGGTCTACATAAAATGTTTGCATCATCTTATATTGTTCCAACTGTTCAATAGCGGATACATTATATTTAGTAATAGTAGATTTAGATTTACAAGGGAATGTAATAACTTTGGTATTACCGTCATCATCTTGGCCAACTTCATTGTCAATTTGCCAGCCGTCTAAGTGTTTAACAGCTTGATATAATGGAGAATTAGTAGAAATACGAACACGTCTGAAATAATAAGGAGAATGATTATAATGTACGCCAGCTGAACAACCACTAATTAATCCGCCTGTGCCATCTGGTTGTACAGTTGTATACAATACTGGGCGAGGTCTATGATTTTCATCTGCGTATTCATTAGCAAATTCATTAATCCAGTTTTTCATTAAGCTTAATAACAATGCTTGCTCTTCATGAGATAGCACGCCTGCCACAGCATCTTGCCAACCCGTAATAGAGCAACCAATTAGACGGTCTCGATGATGGATTTCACTCCAACCTTCTAATTCTAACTCAGGTTCAGTTAAACGATAACAAGCACGAGCAGATAATTTACAAGCCTCTTTAAGTTGAGGTATCATTACATTGCCACGTTCATCAATAAATTTAGATACGTTAATATTTGTTAAATTACATACAGCCTTATTTGGCAACATAATTTCACAGCAGGGGTTAACAATAGCAAAATCTGCTCTACGTGTTTTAGCTCCATCTACATTGATGAACGCTGGCTCCCCCGTTTCTTTAATAGACTTCATAATTTTTGTTAATTCTTCGTGGCTAGGTTTTGCTTCTAAATACATAGAATTATTAGACATATATCGGAAATAATGTTCTGGGTCTAAATTCTCTTTAGCGTGTAACATTTCTTCATCATCAGGACTAAATAAAATAAGTTCAGCTGTTCTACGTGTACCACCTGCCACAACATTTTGACCAATGATATTGCACATATCAGCGACATTAAGAGGTCTTAGTTTACCATTCGTACTTTCTTTTACAATAATTTTATGAATCTTTTCAAACATTTCTTTTAAAGATTTAAAACCACTAGCATAACCACCAAATGTTTTTAAAGGAGCACCTTGTGGGCGAATATAACTATAATCTAAAGAGATAGATTTAATAGTTGTATCAGTCATAGCTATTAGATATTCATTTAAAGCTTCACACCAGCCTTCTTTACTATCACCAACAGTAATAATTAAGCTATTACCATACTTAGAAGCTTTAGTATGTTCCAATGTAGCACCTTGAGGGATAGGAGATTTTACATGGTATAATTGTTTATCTGTACAAAAACGAGGTAATTTATCAACATCTTCTTTTAATACACGACAACCAACGCCAGTACCAACCATTAATAAATAGAATAATTCTTGGAATGCATTAATACTATCCATTACCATGCCAGAGCAATTATATGCCGCTAATGGAGTCTTTTCTAATGCCTCTGTTCCGCCCATCCATAACATACGACCAGAAATACGTTGTCGTAAATTAAACATATTATCGAATAATTTTTCTGGTTCACCATCTTCAGTTGGTAAATAGGAACAGTTACCGTTAATAGCACGAGCACATGTTTCTTTCCATGTTTCACGTCTATTTTTATCAGGCAACCAACGAGAATATGTACGAATATAAACAAATTTGGCTAATTCATCCATACATTCTGGATAGTCTGGATATTTATCTAAAAATTCTTGAGTTAATTTATGTTTGCTACGTGCCATATCACGTTTAGTTTTATATTCAATATAATTAATAGCAGCATCGGTATATCCATCATCAGTTAGTTTACTATAGATAAGTCGTTCTATATCATGAATAATGATATTATGACTTAAATCTTTAACAATATCCCACACATGTAAAGATACTCGAAAAGGCTCAGCTAACATAGTAGGCTCCATAGCTAGATATGTAGCAAACATAGCTTTCTCTACTGCTTTTTCAATTTTAGAACCATTGTAATCTTCTAATGTTCCATCACGTTTAATTACTTGCATATTACACCTCATCATATAATAATTTAAAGATTTCTTCATCACATGGATATTGTTCTCCATTTACACCAATAATCACTTTATCACCTTTATTGCAACGGACAATACCATTCATCGTAAATACCATTTCACCTAATTTACTTTCTCTAAATTGTAGTTTATTCGGTTTATGTGTACAAGGCTTCCAATCAAATCCTTTATATGGACCAACAAAATCATGTTCAATATCGGCAATAATACGGGTGATAGAATATGGTGATTTATGTTTGAGTAAACAAGAATGTAATGTAGCTAAAATATTAGGCGGCATATTAATCATCTGGCCTTCCACATCTTTACCAAAAATACTTAATACACCACCCTCTAACATCACAAAACTTTCAAATCCTTGGTCTTTCATTTGTCGTAATAATCTTACTAAATTTTCTTCTTGTGCAATTAACATTATTTTTTATTCTCCTGTTCTTTTATTTCTTTGATTGCGTAATATGCACGTTGTGCATGGAATTGAGCCCATAACGTATTAAACAAAATAATACATAACATAATTTGGATACCATGTGGCAAGTCCAAATTAATAACAGATAGAATTAATGATAATACACCAAATGAAAAAATCGCTAGAAATTCACCTAGGATTTCTTTGTTGTTTTTCCAAAAGTTGATAATTTTTTCCGTCTTTTTATTGGTTGTTTTTCGCATATTGTTACTTCCTTTTCATGATACCATTTAGATTTGCTACCAAATACAGAATAAAAATATTCATCTTTCTTTGGGTCGTATTTTACTAAACCAACACGTATTTCACCATCAGGCGTATCAATATGTGTACCTAATGGAATTTCTCTATTTCTAGTACTCATATTTACCTAACACCCTTCCACTATATGTTAATACTAATGCTTTCATTTGCACAGCATCACACATTAAATATACTTCTTGATTATTTATCATACTTAACCACGTAGCTTGTTCTTGACAATATTGAAGAAACGGCTTTTCATAACATTCCGTAATAAACTCGTAATCTCTTTGTGTCATGCTCTACCCACCAACTTTTCTCCAATTACTGACCGATTTTGTCTACATACATTTTCGTATACTAATTTACAGTCAAAATATATACGCTTTAAAAAGTCAATTTGTGTTTGTACTAATCGTTGTTTGTATTGTACATCAGCATGATTTTTCCAAACATCTAGTACTACTGGGTCTGATAGTGCAATACGGTCTCCCTCTGTTACCTTAGCTGAACTTTCTCTGCTAACTTTAGCCTGTGTGGCTTTAGCTGTTTTTTCTAAATTACTTAATAGTTTAAGTAGTTCATGAGATAATTCTTCAAAGCTAGGTAACAAAAGGGATGACTCTTTCATTATATAAAAAGCTGTGTCAGCGTCATTATCTTGTAATGTTTTATACATTTCACTAATTTCATCAGACAGCTCTTTAATATCTTCGTATTGCACCATGACTACACCACTGGTCTTTCTTTAAAATATGTTGGTCTAATACATACACACAAATCAGTACCAAGTAATTGGATTAATTGTGTAGCTTGTTCTTTAGTTTCACATTTAGCAATTACTTCAGTACGTCCATTTGCCAAAGAACCTTTAACATTATATCCAAGAATAAGATTTTTATCTGCATCATCATACACAGCGGAAATAAAGATGGATTGACAATCTAAAATTTTATCAAATGTTTCATTCATTACTTTCATTAGTTTCACCACCTTCATCTTTTGTTTTTCTTAAAGCCTCTAATGTGGCTTCTAATAATAAATCACCAATATCTGTTCGTCCAGTAGATTTATTTAGGATTTCCACAGTAGACGCATTTGCAACTGCTAATACATTAATTAGTAAACTAACTTTGTCAATATTTGTATCAAAGCTAACAGTATCATTATTATCTACATATATTTTAAAGTATTTTTTCTTTTCTGATGGCATCGTATAGTTCCTCTTTAATAAAAAACAATCTAGGTAAATATGGTCTGCTAATTACAACCATATCACTATTATCTTGATTGAAATATTTTTCAATCTTTTTAAGACCTTTAGGTTCTTTAGGAATTGTATCACCGAAATCCACATCATTAATTAACGCTTCAAATAAATCTTCTCGAAGCATATAAGCAAATCCAATATAATGTATAGGTCCAGCTTCAGCTTTCTTATAAAGACCATCGGTATTCACATCACGCTTACTTTCAATGGTATATATTTTATCACCCATATCCCATTTTAAATCACCTGACATACGTTTAGCTATTTCGCTATCTCCGTAGCCTTTAATAGCATTTGTTAGTTTAAAGGCGCCAGAAGCAGGTACCGCATGTACTGTAAGGTGTAATGCTTGTAAATATTTAAGCAAATCACTCTCTGCTTTACGACCGTTACGACGGTTAGCCTTACCTCTCTTACTAGCAGTAGTCTGCTTCTTAACCTTTTTAGCTAACTTATATTCAAGTTTTTGTTGTTCTTGACGAGGTGATAAAATATTAGGGTTTTTAGGTTGATACAAATTATAATTGTCGCAATACCAACAACTATCCTTTGGAACCTTGCAATTTGTCTTTACTTCGCATTTCGTCAATCATCAAACTCCCTAATACGCAATAAACAATAATGTCATGTAATCGTTCTTGAGCATCAGGTAGGTCAAGTCCATGTTCAGCTAATGCTAAATCATGTTTACCTTTATAAACTAACATAGCTTCAAACATAGATTTCATGCTACCATCGCCGTGAATTAAACCAGCTTTACGGAAAGCAGATAAAATATCTTTACCGTCTGAATACTGTTTGCTTTTCTTTACGAATAGGTCGATAATCGTATTAAGCTTATTGGTAAAATCTTTTGTTTCCATTATAGTTCCTTAGCTACTTCTAACAACATTAATTGTACATCATTAGGTAAATCTTCAAATGCAACTTCATGACCATCTAAATCGTAACAAATACCTAATTCACAATCACATTCCAACTCATTATCATCTTCGATTGGTTCACCAGTGAATGCATCGTAACCAGCTTCATTTGGGTCTTCATATACTGGTTCATTTTCAATATCTTCACGAGTTTTTTCAAGATGGGTAAGCATTACATCCATAAATGTACCAGCATCTACCCCAAAATGTCTTGCGATAATATTTGAATAAATGACTGTTAATTCTTGAGGTGTAATACCTTCAATATCAACAGTGTAACCTTCCTTGTTTGTATGTACTACTAAATAACCTTTACTGAATTTCATGTGCTTTCCTTCCTTCTTCACAAAACTTCCATACATTGCAATAATCTTTGCATTTTCTACCACCCCATGTTTCTCTATGTCTACATGGAGGAGGTAATACGTTATTTTTTAACGCATATATTAAGTCCTGACTTTTCTTTCTCATATATCTTTCGACCCAAATATCTGAGATTTTATGAATCGGGACTAAATAACTTGGTTCTGTAATACCACGACTAGTTGCTATATGAGTATTACCGTCACGCACTAAGATTTGACAGCACATATTAGCTACTGGTAAATTGAGCTTCTTTTCAATTTTCATACGATAATCATTTAGCTGTACAGCTAAGTCAAATCTTAAATGTGGACCATCTTTGTATAAAACATTAACTGTTTTCTTTTGGCCTTTCTTTTGACCAGATTTATAAATATAATCAGTCTCTTCTCTTTTCATGTAATAGCCAAGAGTATGAGCTGTCTTATAACTACCATAGGTTTTGGTATCAACTAATGTTCCACCATTTTCAGGTGTATAATAATCAAATGCACCAGTTGAATATTCATCTTCTAAACGTATTTCAGCAACTTCCCCATTATCTGTATCAACATGGCCTTCTAAGCCACCGTGTACTTCCGTACCAAACAGCATAAACACAGAGTCCTTAGGTGAGATATGATACTGTTGTGTAAGTTCTAAATACACTTCACGGGTACCTTTAAGCAATTGTGTGGTAGATGGTTTGCCTGTCCATTTACGCTGGTCTGAAATATTACGCAGTGTTTGTAAACTCATACATCTACCAGCAGGAACATAAAGCTCACCATCTGCGTTGTATTGTCCTTGTAACCGACATTTAGATAAACAACTTTCAATAGAGGTATATTGACCATCTGGGCATTTATAATCTGTATATGGCATTTAATTCTCCTTAGTATTCAAATTCACCACCACCAAAAGGTCTATCGAAAGTAATAAATACCTTGCCTTCTCTACGCATCCACTCGCATTGTGAATCACTAGGAATAGTCCATTCACTCTGCTTTTTAAATGGATTTACCGCTTTAGTTTTTTTATTACATTGTTTTTGAACTGATTTTATTTTTTTTCATAGTATCCTCCTTATATTACATATAATATCATATTATTAATCAGTTGTCAATACTTCTTCTAATCTACAAGTTGCGATATTATATTTAAGCTCAAACATTGGTGGACCATTCATACCATCACGAGCCTTCTCTACTTTACAACGTGTAATATTACGCAGTTCTTGCTGTTTTTCTAGTGATAAATTAGGTGCCCTATCAGGTCTCCAAATCATTAAAATATAATCAGCAGATGCCTCTAAATCACCAGTCATTCTTAACTGGTTCATAGTCGGTTCTTCGTATGTATTACCACTACGATTAAGCTGAGATAACATTGTGAAAATAACATTGTATCGTTTTGCAATACCTTTCATCATTAAGGCTTGTTCACTTGCACCATCATAATCACCTGCACCTTTTAAATATGTGAAGTAATCAACAACAATAACGTCTACTCCACCTTCCATAATATTACGAGTGTTAATAGTATTAATATAACGTTCAATATCATGCATAGATAAATTATTTTCATCTACAATATACAACTTTTTACCAATTTTGTCAAGTACTTGATTGACGATTGGGTCTCCTTTAATAATGAGTTCCTTCACTTCCGATATACGCTTTTTAAGTATCTTACATACGATACGTTCCATGATTTTACCACGTGGCATTTCCAAACTAAAAAATACTACATTAGCTTTATTCTGAACTATCTGTCGTAATATATACTCAATAGCAATATCGGTATTATGTGTTGGAATATAATCACCACATAAAAACATATGGTCATTATTATCAACACGTATACACTGCATTTCTTGTTGTTCTGGCAATTTTTCAATGGATATAATAGCTAATTCACGTTTACGATTACGCTTGCGTGTTATATCTGGACAACTTCGATATTTCTTAGTGTGTTTATGACTTGTAAACCATTTATCGGATATATCCATAAATCTAACTTCATATTCAGTAGACTTACCATCTCTATTGGTCGTGTGTATAATACAGCGTATACCACAAGAGCGTACAACATCAGCAACATCTAAAGCTAATTGTAAATTACACGAATGGAATGTAACAATACCAGATTTATCTACCGAACCATCAGTATCAATTAAACCTTGTATAAGTTGAATACGGTTATCCAAACTATCAATTTTATATTCATCAGGTATGAATTTTTTATCTCCAGTAATCTTACCAAATGTTGATAAAATATAATCTGTGAATGGATTACTTCCATAACCTTTACAAAAATGATATTGAATACCACGATGACTCCATCTACCGTATTGAGATGTTTCTGTTATAACTCTTTGTATAACATCTTGTTCTGTATTAGTAAAAGAAATTTGTTTACTACTAAATCCACCATCACCAAGTAACGCACCCATTGTATATGGACGAATTACATGTTTACGAGAACTATATTGTACTGGCTCTGGAACTGGAATGTATAAATTATATCCTTGTTGGTTGTGAGAACCACGACATAATTTATATTTAGTCCTCATTTCATGCAACGACATTACTTTCCATTCTTTATCTCTATGTAAATCTGTTATAGTCTTGAATTTCCATAAATGTTCATCGCAACAATCAACATATGTTCCATCCCTAAATGTTACTCTATATACATCCTTTTCCCCTTGTGGATATACATTTGTAACTCTTGTCGGTTTACCATCTTCACCAATTAGGATGTCTCCGACTTTTACATCTTTCATTAAAATTTTACCAGTTGGTGTAATTAACGGAGTATCAAATGTCAAAGCCTTCCCAGATGCAGAATACGCCCCTATCAAGAATACTTGACCTTTTGATACACCACCAATACAGTTATCTAATAACTGGAAGTGAGTAGGATATGTACCACGTTTATAAATATCTCGTAACTGATTAAGACTGCTAGAAGCATCATGTAATGTTTCTAATAAATCTTGTTCAGATGATACACCACTATCAAAGTATGCTTTTAAGTCAGATACATCACGTTTCCAAATTTCACCTAATGCTTGAATAGCTTCAGCTCTAATCATAGGAGAACGTATTGTTTTTAAAAACGACTCTGCTACAACATACTGCTCTTCAATAGTTTTGTATCGTTTAACTAATTGTTTAATAACAAAAATATCAATATGTTCTGTTGGTAAGTCAGCAAGTTCATAGCCTGCACACAACAAATCATTAATATCTTTACACTCTTCTGGCATAATCAATACACGAATATTTGCCTTAGGTAACATAGACTGGAAATGGTCTCGTGTTCGTGGTAAATGTTTTACACCAGCTTCATCATTATCAGGGCATATTACAATGGTAATTTCTTTACGAATAAAACCTGCTAATTTTCTAATCTGGTCTCTATGTAATTCACTACCACAATATGCAACCGTAGGTTCACCCATTTGATGACCACTCATTGCATCCATATAACCTTCACATACATATAGTCTATCTTTAATTTTCTTTCTAGCTAAATCAAGATTAAATAAGAAAGATGATTTCTTATACAAAATACTATTAGGTGTATTTTTATACTTAGGCTTCTTATTAAACTGTCTGATTGCCATACTAACATATTGGCCATGTTCATTACGCAATGGAATTGTCAAACAATCAGCATGAAAACCTAAATTAAAATCATTGATAGTAGTATTTGTTAAACCTCGTTTAGCTAAATATTCACCAATAGAACCTACATTTTTGTGATACATATCTGCTTCTCTAGTAAAACGCATTTCTTCACTAGCTTCAAGCTGATATTCTTTGTTATCTTTTAAGCTGATATTACATTCTTTAGCCAAGATTTCAGTGGCTGCACGATAACTAATTTTTTCTTTATCGGAAAGAAAATTAATAACAGTACCACCGCATTCACAACTAAAACAATAGAATGAATTAGTATCAGGAAACACCACCAAAGTTTCAGAAGCATCATCACTGTCATGTAGAGGGCATTTGCCTTTCCAATATCTACCACTCTGATGCAAATTTGTGTATTTACCAATGAAATCTATAATATCCATTTGTTGGATTATAGTTTCCGTAATATTCATATACACCTCATAAATTTAATACATCATCTAAGCTATAACTATCTTCACGTTCTATTCTAACAGACTTCATTTCTTTTTCGTTATGTTTCTTTATCCTATATAAACGATACTGTTCAGCATCTTGATACATTTCTGTTAATGTCATGATTTGTTTACTAGGCTTATCTTCTAAATAACGCAATATCTTTTCGAGTGTATTTTCATCCTGTTTATAGAAATGAGCCCTCAGTTTAAAATAAGATATACTTAATTTTTTATTTACAAACAAGGGCTCATCAGAACATTTTTCGATGTATAGCTTGGTTATTCTGTCAAAAATATTAAAACCTTTAGACATTACATCACCGCATAAGAACTATTTCTTGAACCTTTAATTTTAATACGTTCTACATATCCTTCGTCAATCAAAGTTTTTACTGCACGCCAAGTTGTAATGCGACTTAATCCAATACCATCTGCAATATCAGGACATCGTAATACAATAAATTTTTTACCAGCTAACGTATATCCACGTTCTTCTGCCTCTTTTCTAATAAAGCCATGTACTAATGCTACAGATAGTTTATGTTTATGTAGAATATCAAGGTCAATTAATAATTCTTTAACCATTAAGTTCACCCAATCTTTCTTGGCAAGCCTTCTTGGTATCTTCACTAAACTTAGATTGCTCTACTACCCAACGCAAATAATGTATATCGCTTACTTCAGAAATCGCTTTATTCGCATATTTACCTTGTGTAAATGTCGTAGCAGATGTAGACGTGCTTGTCTCTCTTGAGTCATACAACTCAACGCCGTTGTCTTGTACTTGTGCTTCGGCATAACCTTTAGGTAAAGCCCAAATAGGCAAATGAGGAGGCTCAAACCGATTATAGTCTCCAAGTGCAACCCAGCTTTCTTTTAAATTATACAAATAACGACCAATACCAAATTGAACAGCCGCACGCTTCATACTATCAGAAATACCGCCTTTAATAGGTTCAATCTTAGTATTACTAGCACCATCTTCACGTGTCAATGCACGCCAGCCTAAATCATCACCAGCATTAATCACGATTGTTAATCGGCAAATCATACCATGTTCACCGCCTGAATCTACTGGTCTGAATTCTGGATACCAATTACCAACACCTACTACTTGGTCTAAGCGTTCCATAATAGCACGGTTGGTTACATACGGTAATACCATAGCCTTCTTTCCGTCTTTAGATTTTTGACCAATTCGCCACTGAATATCTTGTGGGGGGAAAGGTTCTCTTAGTGCCGCAAAGATTTCTTCTACTGTTTTTTCTTTCATACTATTATCCTTTCTTAAATAAAATAAATATCTTAGGTGTCAGCACCACCTCATCGACAATCACAGTGTAGCATGGCTTGCTCAGGCTGTCAAGCGGTCCACTGAGCAGGCATCGACCACCACACCGTCCCTAATTCGTAGTGCGTATACATTACCTTTGGCAAACATAGTAAAATCAACTTCAAATGTTACTAATTTTTCTACGCCTGTAGGCGTTTGTACGGTTAAGAAGGCATAAGGTTTACCTTTCTTAGTTTTACGAGCAGTCACAGATAATATAATAGCTGGTTTAACATTACCTGTGCATATACTAATATCGTATTCATCAAAAATGCTATGGAATGTATAACCTAATACAGCCAACTCCATAGCTCCTTTACTTAGGTTGTCTTTATGATTTGAATCAAATACATAATCACCTTTAGATTTACGTTTGTCTTTTAACCATTTAATATATTGCATGTAATCATTTCTATCATCACCATCATCAATAGCACCACTATAGATTAAACCCTTTAACTGTGTCATATTCATATTTTGATTAATTTCTAAAAATGTTTTACCACGCTCAGGTGTAAAAGATTTTAAATTACTACAGCCTGCTATCGCACCTAAGCCTAAACATACAACATTTTTACCAGTAGTACATCTTATATCACCATATATATCAGGTGGTATAATTTCTATTCCATGTTTTTTAGCATCATTGACGAATACAGATAGTTTTTCTTTATCACCAAAATTCATATCAAGAATAGATGCATAATATGCTTCTGGATAATGAGCCTTTAAATATGCACATCGCCATGCGGTTAAACCATATGCCGCACTATGACCTCTATTAAATACATAGGAACCACAAGCAATCATTTGTTCTGCAATAGGTCTGATTACATCTTCACTGATACCATTTTTACCTGCACGCTCAACAAACTCATCGACAGCTGTATTGATTTTATCCAATTCTTTACGGCCAATAATACGTCTAAGAATATCGGCTTCACCCATTGTGTACCCTGCTAACGCTTGTACAATCTGCATAATTTGTTCTTGATACAATATAACGCCTTCGGTATCTTTCAATATAGGCTCTAATAAAGGATGTAAATACGTAACAGGCTCTTTACCTTGTCTACGTGCAATAAATACTTTATCCATACCTACATCTAATACCCCCGGTCTTCCTATAGCTACAGTATCGACTAAATCATATACACTCTTAGAATGAATATTAGTAACGATATTGGTCATTACATCAGACTCAATTTGGAATATACCAGTTGTATTACCAGATTGTAATAATTGTGCCGTCTTCTCATCTTCTAATGGTATGTGGTTAATATTACAAGTTTGCACACGTCTTAATACATCGTCAATAATATCTAATGTTGCCAGTCCAAGAATATCTAATTTGAGAATACCTTGCTTTTCTAAGATATGGAAATCTTCTGCCGCTACATATTGACCATCTTGATATTCAATAGCACACCATTGAGCAGGGTCGCTAGGGAATACTGCTACAGCACTAGCATGAGTACCATAATTTACTAAACGATTTACAGATGTACTAGCCATATCCTTAACTTCTTTATCTTTAATATCTCCTATATCATTAATATTCTTAGATATATTAGTCATATCTGATGCCTTACGACCAAGCACCCTACCTGCGTGTTGTACTGCCGCTTTAGGCCCTAAAAAACCAAATGTCCGTACAGGATAAGCATAACCATATTTATCTTGAATATACTGTATAACTTCTTGTCTGCGACTTTGTTGAAAATCACAATCTATATCAGGATTTGTTACACGCTCTGGATTGGCAAATCGTTCAAATACAAGATTATATTGTATAGGGTCAATTTCTGTAATTCCCATTAAATACGCTACAACACTACCACAAACAGAACCACGACCTGCACCAGTTCTCATACCATTTTGTTTTGCCCATCGTAACATATCATGAATAATACAGAAATAATTGTTATAATCTAGCTGATTTAATACATCTAATTCATGTTTAATTTGATTTACATAGACGTCTTTATTTTCTTTTTTTGCAATACCATGTATTCTGTATCCATCTACACAATGGTCTCTAATATATTTAGCTGGGTCTTGAACAGGAAATACAGGATAATGGTTTTCACCAAATGGTATTTCTACATTACACTTATCAATAATTTTACTAACATTATCATAGTATTCTTGATTAGGAATAACAGCTTTAAACTCATCAATAGTCCACATATGATAATCACGGCTACCATAATATTCTAACATATGATTATATTCTTCTTGATATTTTTCTTTAGCTTTTTCATTGTAAGCGTTATTAATCTGTTCTTTTTTATCTGCTAATGTTCTATCTAGTAATAGAAAATCACGGTGTGCTTGCATTTGTTCTGGATACGCATAATGGCTATCACCAGTAACAATAATAGGAATATTATACTTATCTCCCAATTCCATAACTGTAGTATTATATGTCCATTGCAATGGGAAATCATGAGGTTGTATTTCTAAATAAAAATCATTACCAAAAATATCGGTCATTCGCTGAATAAATTCATCACGTAATAATTCATTAGATAATGGACCAGCTACACAAGCAGTACTTACAATAATACCTTCATTATATTGTCTTAATGCCTTATAATCAATCAACGGCTTATAATAATGATGCTGTGCTCCGTATGTAGATAATCTACGTAAATTGTATAAACCTTCTGTGGATTTAGCTAATAATACTAAATGATAGTTTTCTCTAGTTTTTACGTCTAAATCATATGAGAAATATCCTTCCATACCAAGAATTGGTTTAATATCAGCTTTTTGACATGCTAAATAATGTGATGTTAAACCTGATGTAGTACCGTGGTCTGTTAAAGATACGGCTGAATATCCTATTTCTTTAGCACGTTGTATACGTTCTTCTAAAGATGAATAGGCATCACGTCTACTATAAAAGCTATGACTATGTAAATCTGTAAAATTCATATTTTTACCTCGTATCTTTTTGCTACACAATGCTTATCAATGATTTGAGAAATAATATAATCTTTCATCACTTCTTTATTATCATTTAAATTCTGTTTAATAATTAATGCTTTGTATTTTGGTATGACGGAACCAACCTTATATATTTCTGTTATCTTTGATGGTCTATATATATCAAACACACTATAAAAATCAATTTGCTCAGTTAAATTATCACTGGTTAATATCATAGGTATTCTTTGTGTATTACAACAAAAACCATCTAATAATTCATTAATTTTCATACGCACAATAATTAAATCTTTATCTATATTTTCATATTGTATATTTACTAATTCAATACACTCTCTTGACATAAATTCATCCACCGACAATTCATGTATATACATTCTATTTAATGACGCATGATTTAGTGGTGTTTCAATAATTAAATAATTTTTCAATTCAGTTTCGATATAATATACATTATCGTTATTGCGTGATGCACTAGCAAATGACGATAGAGTTATTTTCAATGCATTTTTATCATATGTATTAATTGGTTCAAATATTCTATATCTACTCATATTATCTCCTTATAAATCTGCATAATCATCTTCCATGTAAGCTATAATTTTATATAATTCGTCGTCAGAAATAGTATCTAAACTAATACCTGTTTCACAATTATCAAGATAATATTCTAACCAACTTTGATTACCTAATCTAGTATGATAAAAATAAATTAAATCAATTTTTTCTTCTCTTGTCATATTATACCTCCTTTAATACAGTATACTATATTATAATAAATTTGTCAAATAAAAAAGGACCCCATAAAGGGGTCTATTAAGTATAACGTATTACGAAGTGTAATTCAATATTACGCTGAGTAATGTTATTCTTCTTTGTTTTATATACTAAGTTGTAGCAATGTTATTACGCTCTAAGTGGTAGTGTTATAAATACCTAAAATACTGATACTGTAGAACCGCTACGCTAGGTGAAATACTCACATCGTTAGTTGCTGTAGTTGTAGATAATACCAAGCAGGAATATCTTTGTTCGTATTTTCTTTTTCTTATGTGTATTACCAACTAATCAATATCTGAACGCTAGTGAAGATATTCTGCGAACGCACCAGTTATGAATACCTAATCTACTGTATCACTTATTAGTAGTAATGTTGAGCATCTACTGTATATCTGTTACTACGCACTTCGTTTGTAACCACTGCGTGGTTGATTGTTGTATTTAATTTCTGGTTGTCGCATCTCCCTGTGATTGCACTGCCCCCATGTCGGGGGGCTTGGTGGGTTGCACCTTACGACGATTTTCGCTGTGTTGCGAACTAGCCTCGGTCTGCCTTTATCTAGTACCTTACCACTTAGGTTCTCATCGTTGCCACATCAGGACGGGGTATCTTACGTTTGCGAGGGAGCTGTTCCACTGAGCCTATCACGCCTCCCACCACGCTCGCTAAACGGGTGCTGTTATTTATTTTACATCGGTTTTTCCAGAACCTCGATGTTTGCGTGATTACACGCCACTATATACTACGCTTGGTTAGTGCGTTTTCTTTACTCTCACCTATCATACGTTTACTTCCTAGTGCCATGATTTGCCGTTCAGAAATAACGCTCTGCCGTATTCCAAGATAGGCTCGAGGTTCACTCATTTACTGCTTGTGAACAAAGCATTTAAATATACGAGAGGATTTTACTGGTTTGAAGATTTTCTTTTTAGTACAGAAAACTTCTTTATAATTTTTGGTAGGTTTACCAAATTCACATACGCCACACACTTCAATCTTTTCTGTAGGTCTACTATGTGTTACTAAATGTACTCCAGTATCTCTGTTAATCTTATACTTTTTTCTTGACATGATTTTCTCCTTTCGGTAGAGCAAGTTCTGTGGCTCTACACCTACTCACATTGTAGCACCCTAGCGTTCGGTTGTCAACACCTTTGCTGAGCACGCACCGTTGCTGGGTTTGTGAGGATTGTAGCACAGC